AGTTGTATATTGCTTGAACCTGTTATTATTAAATCACCTGTACCTGTGTCTTGAATATAAGAATTACTACCATCGTGGTATATTTCTAAATCTCCTGAACTACCAAACTCTGCTTTTACATTATCCTCGTGTCTTGTATTTTTGAAGAAAAATGTTTTTTCAACACTACCATCAATTTGTATATATCTTGTAGTACTACCACTTCCATCATCACAATTAAATTTTATTACACCATCATCTAATTTTTGTGATATGTTAAATATTCCTGTACTATTTTCTATAAAAGAATTTGATCCATCGTGAAATATTTCTAAATCACTGCCTGTACCTAGCTTTATACTTTTACTATCTATTAGACTTACATCCCCTGCAAAGGCTGCATTATTGGTTGTGTCAATTAACAAAGAAAATATAGAATCTGTTACATTAAAAATTGCAAAACTACCATCATTGTTTATAATACTAAAATCATCATTATTGTTTGTATCTGTTAAATTAATTCTTGGATAAGTACCAATTATATTTAGGGTACTTGCATTCATTGTAATATTATCTGAAAAAGTAGCACCACCTAAAACATTAATGCCACCACTTGTAGTTTCTAACTTTTTTGAGTTATCGTGATACAGTTCTACTCCTGCATTTGCTTCTGCTTTTATCATTACCTCTGCATTAGTAGTATCTAAAACTCTTAACACATCTGAGGTAATTCTTAATCCACCTGTACCTGTATCTTGTATGTAAGAATTATTTGAATCGTGATATATTTCTAAGTCATTACTAGAACCTACTCTTAACTTTACTTCATCAGGCAGACTTATATCTCCTGTAAATTCTGTATCTCCACTACTTATAATTAATCTATCTGTACCACCTGTTGATATTTCTAATTTACCACTTGAGTTTAAGAGTATTTCTCCTGTATCATTATTACCATTTATAAATTGTATTTGTGGAGATGCACCTAAATTATCATCTAAAACTATGTTACCACTAAATGTAGCACCTGTAAATACAGAGCCACCAGTTGCAGTAAGTCCACCTGTAACAGTTACACCACCACTTGTTGTTTCAAACTTCTTACTATCATTAAAGTATAACTCTACCTTATCTCCACCATAAAAAGCAGCCATAGTTCTATCAGATGTATCTTTTATAACTATATTATTATTACCTTTTAAAAGTCCATTAACTTGTAAATTGCCACTTATTGTAACATTATTAGGAAGGCCTATTTGTAATTGCTGACTACCTGCTGAGGTTTCTATTTCGTTAGCAGTACCTACTACTGCAAATACTTGGCTATCTAAATCTACTGATCCTGTACCACTATCTCCACTAAAATCTAAATCTTCTAAAGTAATTTGTGCTGCTACATAAGTTGCAACTGCTGCTGAAGTAGGAATAGTTGTATCATTATTGTTTGATCCTATACCATCTGCTGCATCCACAAATTTGGATATAGTAATGTTTTCCCCTGTATCTTTTAAGCTACCAAACTCTAATATGTTAGTTACTTTTAGATCTCCTGCATTGTTTATATGAATACCTGTAGCATTACCTGATCCATCAGATAACTCTTTAAGAGAAGAGCTGATTACTGCATTATCAAGAGTTTTGATAAGGCCTACATAAGTATTACTGATTTTAGTGTTTAATAAACTTGCCATTTGTATTTTTTATATTTTTATTCTTTTTCTCATTCAAAAAAGTTTTTAACTTCTCTATATTATTTTTTTTTGGTTTATATTTCATAATACCCATCCATTAAAAGTTTCTTCATTTGAGGGAGAAATCTGATCATTGCTATTGTTTGTAAATTCAGGAAAGTTACTTTGATTAAAATCCATATAACTTTGAAACCTTCTTTTATACCACTCTGCATTTGTTCTAGCTTTCTCTACTAAATAATCTACCTCTGTTTTTGAAACTGTTTCAGCAGTTTCTGATGAGTGCTTGAAAATACCTCCATTCCTTATCTGATATGCAATAAATGGAATTATATTTACTTGCGAATACCAAATTAACATAGGAGCTATATAGTCATTTAATAATGTTTTATACTTAGCATTATCACTTAGATTTATATCTCCTGAAGTAATCAATGTACTTATCTTATCATATAACGAAGTACCTGTAATGTTTTGTATGTCTATCTGCTGAGATAGCTTTATGAATTGAATATATTTATCCAAATCAATATTGCCATCCATTATTGAATTTCTTAATACATCTTCAGGTTTTATAAATAATGCTACTGCCATAATCTTACTTAGGATATGCTCCCTTATCTTTCATATTAAAAGGTGCTTTTTCACTTTCTTTTGTACCTCTAGGATTTTTTATATAACTCTTAGGGATAGTTCTTGTTTTCTTATATTCTGCTAAATTTTCTGATTCTTCAGATCCTTGCTTTAATCTATACAAAACTCTTACCCATTTATGCCTACAATATATCCCACCTTTAAACTTAAATATATCATAAGGCTTACCTTTATGCCTAAACTCTACATTTACTCTTTCTCTAAAACTAGCTTTATCTATATCTTCTATTCTCCATACTATACCTTCTCTTGATAGATTCATCATCTCTTCACAGAAAGGCCTAGATTTATTACCCTTCTTCATTGCAGCTCTAGATCCTATAGCATATTTATAACGAATTTTATATAAGCCATTTTTAGAATCTAAGTAACTAAATGCACTTCCATTTCTTAAACTGCCTACATTTTTATTACTTGAGCTTTCTAATCCTACATACTCTCTTATCTTAGATAGTGTACTCTTTTTTTCTTTGATAAGATAATTAGCCCAATCTTCATTGCTTATATCACTTTCCTCATCTAGTTCATCTACAAACTCATACTCTTCATCCATTACTGTACCACTCTCTCTAAGTGATCCTAGTATATCTTCTGCCTGTTCATCTGAGAGATCAGGCTGCTTACTTAGATCTTCTTGTTTGATACCAGTTTCTTCTTCTATTGTTTCATCATCTTGTACATCTGTATCTATTTCTGTAAACTCTAGAGGTTGTAATGTAATGAAATAAAGATTTAAGGTTATGTTATTAAATGCAAGTAACTTATCAAAGTGTTCTATAAGTAACTCTTGGAAAGGCCTTATGATAGTATTGTCAAAAAGCAAACTAGCAGTTTTAATCTCATCTGCATTGTTACCTAAACCTGTACTATCTTTGATACCTAAAAGCATTGGAGAAACCACTCTATGAGCTAACATAATCTTCTTTGTACTCTCTTCACTAAGGAATTGATACTGTTGATGAGCATCTGATAATTGTACTGGAGTTATCTCTGCTTGAGCATCTCTGTTATCATTAAAGGCTAATATAAATTTACCTGCATTACTAGATCCACTAAATTTTTGTGCAATCTTATGTTCAAGTAATCTTCTCTCTTCTTCATTTGGAATACCATTATTAAAATTAATTAACATTGAAGGGCTGAGGCCTTGTTGTATATTATTGATGTGATAGTTAGATATTTCTTCTTCTAGTAAACAGTATTGAATACCACCTTGATAATCTACAGGAGAATAATAATAAAATCCTGCTGAATATGGTTGAATGTACATTATTTCTATTGCCTCATTGCTTTTACCAAATGCAGGTATTCTTCTAGGCTCATCTGATTGTTTTATGTTTTCCCAGTCTTTAAAATAGTAATAGGCATCTACTTCTCCTTCTTTGTTTGCTTTTTCAGCTCTTAGTGTTTCTATAGGTAAGTGTTCTAATTGTGCTATACTTTTTCTATCTTTTGAGTATATTACTTGTACTGCACATTGCCCCATTAATTTTAGATCATAACATAATTTTCTAACAGTATTTGGTTTTAAAAGAGTAATCATCTTTGCATACTCTTCAGGTTTTTTGTTTGCATCTGTAGCATCTAAACCTTTACCATATATTTGTTGAGATATGCCATTGATAGCAGCAGAGTTTGTTGGAGATCCATTATATCTATCTATGAGATATTGAAAATAATTATTATCCTCTCCATACTCTACAAAATCTTTATTTACTACTTCCTTAATCTCAGGAGCAGTATAACTATTTAAGTTTACAAAACTTACCTCTGATTTAGAGTGCTTTGTAAATTGTCCTAATTTATTTCTTAATCTTTTTTTCATATTACAATATACTCATTATTGTAAGAATCATTTGTGATATATACATCCTTGTTAATATTATAATGGTCATTGTCATTTAGTTGGTCAATATCTTGATCTGTTACAAATAATCTATCTTTATAAATTCTTTCTTTTTGGTTGCTATCTGTTTGCCAAATCTCATCATACATCTGCCACAAACTTAAATTCATATTCCAAAAATTAAAATCAGCAAATAGATCAAAATCATAATATCTTGCCTCTTTAAATATACTTGCAAGTTCACTTGCATTATTTACAAAAGTTCCATCAAAAGTTAGAAAATCTCCTACTCTAGTTGGATCACTTATAAAGTAAGTGAATTTTTTATTTAGTAGGTTATCTCTAATTTCTGTTTGAAATGCAGTCAAATATTCTCTAGGAATAACTTTAAATGATTGACCTGCTCCTGTGTTTATTACTATCATTGCTTATATAACGAATTAATTAATTTAATTTGTAAAATAAAAAAGCACCCTGATAAGAGTGCTTTCTTAAATTAAACTAAAATTAGATATATTATTAGTTAGGAGTAATCTGAGTTGCATTAGCAGTTATAACTCCTGCATCTACAAAAGCAGGTGCTTTTTCCTCTTGACCTTCAAGAGTTAGTGTAAATCCATATAGATCTCCTGCTGCTGCTCCAGTTACTACTGTACCACCTGTTACTTCACATCCATTCTCTATACCACAAAGGAATTGATTTCCTAAGTAATCTTCTACTACCACGTGAGGCCTAGAAACTATAATTAGTTGTAGCTCTTGCTGAGTAGCATTATCTAAGAATGGCAATGTAAGATTAATGGTTTGTGCAAAGAATGTAGTACCATTTTCTCTAGAACTATTTACTGTAGATTCTAAAGAAGAGTTACCTTTTACATCAAACTCAAAAAAAGCAGGGCTTCCTGAAAAAGCAGATATAGTACCATCTGCATCTACAGTTACAGTACCTAGTGTACCAAAGTCAGCAAAGTAAACTTTTTTTACTCCACCAAATCCTGTTTTACAAGGTAATTTTCTTCCTGTTGTTAATGTACAAGCCATATTATTATTTTTTTAAAAATGTTAAACAAAAAGGATAGGCAGGTTAATACCTACCCTTTGTTAAAATTTATTATACTGTAGGATCGTATAAAACTACTTCACTACCAAATCCATACTGGATTCCTGAAGTAAATCTCATAATTACTCTTACATTTTGTGATCCATCTAAATCAGCCATATCTAGAGTTTTTACTAAGTTATGATCTGATAATAGTCCTGTACCAAAGTATAGGTTAGATTTTTGAGCTAGTACCATTTGATTATCATTTAATCCCTGTGCTAGGAAAATACTGATACCATCAAAAGTTAGTGGCTGATCCATTGAATACCACATATTAACTCTATTCTCATATCCACCACCTTGAGCAGCTAAAGCTCTGATATATGCCTTTGCTACATTTTTAGATACATACAAGTATAAATCTTCTTTACCATATAAAGCAGAAGGACAAGCATCTACTACTTTACCAATTTCTGCAATTACATTAGCAGAAGTTACAGTAGTACCTGAAATATCATTTACATCTGAATCTGCTTTGAATAATGTTACAAAACCATCAAACTCTCCTGCATTACCATTAGCACCATTCCAAATAGATTGCTCAGTTTTTTGTGCTACTTGAGCAGCTACTTCTGCAATTAGAAAATCACTAAATTTCTTAGGCATTTTTTCGTAAGATGAGAACCCAAGCTCTGCGGCTTCCCACGAACTTACGAATGGAGTTAAACAAAACTCATTGTTTACTTGGAACTCTTCAGGTTGTAAAACTCTTTCAGTAAGAGCTATATTACCTGCTGATGTGAAATCACAACTAGCATTAGCAATAATACCTGATACTGCCATCTTGCTGATGTTCTCTTTATATTTAATATTAGGCAATACTTCTATACCACCTTTTGCGATTGTATCGCCTGATAACAATGCAGCAGCTATATATTTACCTGCCCATTGACCTGCATAATTACTTGTTATACTTAAAGCCATTTTTATTTATATTTATAGGTTATTTAATTTTTCTAAAATTCTATCTTTTACAGTTTTTGCTCTGCTTTCTGAGAATTGGAAACCACTTGCTCTTTTAGCACTTCCTGTTTCAGGGCTATGCTTGATTGGCTCAGTAGCAGGTTTTGATAACTCTTCATTGATTATCTCTTCTGCTTTGACTTCCTCATCCTTAGATAGTTTTTCTTCTGCATCAACTTTTTCCTCTTCTTCTTTCTTCTCATCTTCTTTGTGATCCATCATATCTTCAATATGTTTTTTAAGCTCATCCATTTCTTTTCTGAACTCTTCTCTTGTAACATATTTCATTTCTTCCTTATCTTCTTTTTCTTCGTGTTCTTCAAGCCCTTCTTCTTTGGCTTCTTTTAACTCTTCAATAAGGCCTTCTTCTTTTACAACTAGAACCTCTCCTGATTCTAATTCATATTCTCCAATAGGCATTTTTACTTTTTCATCATCTGTTTTGATGAATACTTCTTTTCCATTAGAAAATGTTTCAGCAGTTATTACTGTACCATTCTCTAGTTTCCTATCTTCAAGATCTACTTGAATGTCTAGGATAGTTTTAATTTTATTAAGCATATCACTACTTTTCATAATTACTATATTAACGATTATTAAATTTAATTTTGCATTTTCAGGATGCTACCCTATTAATTACACCTATACCTTGAGCAAATAGTGATCCATCACAACACTCAATAGAATAGGTATTTCTATCCTTACAATAACAAGCTCTTCTGCTTCCAAGAGGGCTTGTTCTACTTGGAAAATAATTTTTTTTATTTACCACTTTTAGGATGTTTTTTTGGTAGTAAATCATTATCCGATTTATATTTAGGATTCTGAGGCCTACCATTTTTTACTAAATACATATATGCATTAACTCTTGCAAATGCCCAAGCTGATGCTGATTTAATTTTAGGAGAGTGTGAAACATTGAAAGCACCTAAACCTCTTTGAAATACTGATTTAAGTTGGCCTACTGTAACACCATATCCTAATTTATCTTTATATCTTTTATTAAAGTCATCTGCCTTTTTTTGTAAAGTAGCTTCATCAGCTTTTGATACTTTTGCTCCTCTACTTGTTGAGGCATCTCCTTTTGCAGTTCCTTTGCCTTTTGGATTTGGATTAGGAGTATCTGATTTAGGAGCTTTTGGACTTTTTCTAATACCTCCTCTTTCTCCTACTTCTGCATAATTATCTTTCTCTTTAACACACTTACCATCCTTTTTTTTATATCCCATAGGACATTTTTTATGCTTACTCATATCATCCTTAATATGAAACTCGCAAGGCATATACCAAGTCTTACCTTCAAACTCGTGTTCGTGTATTCCTTCACATCCAATATTTCTAGCCATCTCTTTGGCTTTCTCTTCTGTAGAATAAGCTAGTCTATCATCAATAATAGCAAACTCATCATTTACCACTTGGCTATATAATTCTAGTTTACCTAGTTTTTTAAGTTTAGCCTCACTCCATCTCTTAGCAGCTAGGCCTCCCCATAGTAAGTAAGATATAGTGCCACAGGCCTCCTTATCATCTGCATTATAGTATTCTTCTGCTCTTGACAAAAATGAATACATCCTCTTTATTGTTTGTTCACTTATAGGCTTACCTTGAGCTAATTGAGATGCTCTTATTTTTCCGACATCTGTAGCACATTTATTATTTACTTTTTTATTTAGATCTATTCCTCTCTTTGCATTGTTCTTAACTGCATCAGGATAATCTGAAAAACTTTCTAAAACTAAATTCTTACCATTTTTAAATCTTGCATCATCTTTGATTATGCCTTTAATAATATTAAGCATATACTCTGCTTCTTCTTCTTCTATTTTTGCAAGTTCATCTTTATTGCTTTTTGGTACATCCATTTTATCTGCAAAATATCCTTCAATACTGAAACCTTTTACTTTACCAGTTTTTACATATTCATTCCATACATCATCATTATCTACTTTTACAGATCCCATCC